CGGGCCTCCACGGGATCATCTTTGTACGCAGCTTCTCTTCCGCAGCGCGGATCAGCGAGCGAGCCTGCGTTTCCGTCACGCCAGGCAGCTTGCACTGAAACCACAGACGCCCGATCTCGTCGTCTGTCAAGCTGACATGCCGGCACTTGTCCAGCAGGGCGAGCGTGCCCGCGGGGGCGACTTCCCAGTCTGTGTTCATTTCCTCACCTCCGGCCAAGCCCACCAAATGCGCCGCTGCACATCCGCCGGCGCCGCCATCGCAGCCATCTCGGCAGCTTCCTCGGCGGAAAACCACGGGGTCGCGACGAGAGACCACTTTGAGCCGTCCCACCAGCGGTGAAACCGACCCGTGCGGGCCACGCTGGCGCGATACCACCCAACTGCGGGCGGCGGGCCGGGGTTCCATTCAACGTCCATGCTGCAACCTCATTGCATAGTCCCACACTGACGGGCACTGCTCAATCGCCCGCATAACGGGCGCCGAAGGGCGCTGCACCGGCACCCAGCGAGCGTGCCGCCCCAAGCCCACGGCCTGGATGAGCCCGTGATTTTTGAGCGCCCACAAGTGCTGCTGCGCCGTGGCTGGCTTGCATCGCATGATGCTACGAATCGTTGCCAAGGCGGCTGGCTTGTGGGCGCAGACGGCATCGTATGCCTCCTGCTGGCGTGGGGTTAGGTTCATGGGCCGCGATCATAGGCCCGCACCGCCCGACGCGTCCATATCCCGACTAATCCGCACGGGTATACGATGCTGCTTGACGTTCCCCGATGCTCGGCTATGATGCCCTTGCGTTGCGGCGCATCCCGCAGATAACAGGAGCGACAGTGAACATCAGCAACATCCCCGGCCCCGGCGACACCGCCACCTGGCCATCGTACCCCGCCGGCTTCGACGGCGACAACCCGTGGCTCGCGGACGCCCGCGATCACCTGCTGGCCTGCGTGGACGATTGGGCTCTGTGGTTGGCCGACTGCGAGGGCTGGCCCGGTGAGAGCCTGGCCGCAAACGTGGATCACTGCGGCGAGGACATGACCCGCGTCAACACCGTGACCCTGTTCGCCGTCGTGCTTGCCGGCACCAGCGAGCAGTGCCTGCGGGCGCGGCATGAGCTGCGCGAGCGGTTCGTCAAGGCGAAGCAGGCCCGCATCGCGGAACTGGCCGAGGACATGATCCGGGCCGAGGCGGATTCGTGGGAATCGCGGAATGCGGGGGAGTTCTGACATGAAGACCACCGCAATCAGCACCCTGACCGCTGCCGACGTCGCATTCGTGCTGGAGGTGCTGCAGCAGGCGCAAGACATGTCGCCCACTGCCGACGCTTACGACATCGGCATTCTTCGCGCCCGCGCCTTCGCCGCCGCCTCTAGGCTGCGCATCCACAGCGGCATTGAGAGTGTCATTGTGCCAATCAAGGAGGAAGCATCGTGATCCTCGAAACCGCAGACCAACGTTCCGACGACTGGTACGCCGCCCGCTGCGGCAAGGCCACCGCCAGCAGGTTCAAGGACGTCATGGCCCGCCTCAAGAACGGCGCACCCGCCGCCGACCGCCAGCGTTACCTGACGGAACTGGTGGTCGAGCGCCTCACCGGCCAGCCGGTGCCGGCATACGAGAACGCCGCCATGCGCTGGGGCACGGAGCAGGAAGCCGCTGCCCGGGCCGCATACGAGCGGCGCACGGGCGTGGCGGTGGAGGAGACGGGCTTCGTCGCCCACGACACCCTGTACGCAGGCTGCAGCCCGGACGGCCTGGTGGACTGGGACGGGCTGATCGAGATCAAGTGCCCGTTCAACAGCGCCGTCCACATCGACACGCTGCTCAACGGCATGCCGGCAGAGCACGTGCCGCAGGTGCAGGGTCAGATGTGGATTACCGGCCGGCAGTGGTGCGATTTCGTGAGCTTCGATCCCCGCATGCCTGAGCCGCTGCAACTGCACGTCCAGCGCATCAACCGTGACCCGGCGTATGTTGCCGACCTCGAGCGCCAGGTCACGGAGTTCCTTGCCGAGGTCGGCGCCCAAGTCGAGGCGCTGCGGCGTCTCGCGGAAAGCAGAAAATGACTCAGGAAAAGCAGAAGCGCCCCTACACGCGCAAGATGAAGGTCTTCATTGTGACGGACATGCACGCCAACGAGCGGCTGGTGCGGGCCTACACCTCGGCCGACGCGCTGCGCCATGTCACGCCCACGTTCCTTGTGACGCCGGCCAATCAGGACGACATCATCAGCCTGATGGCCGCCGGCACGCCCGTGGAAACCGCGGGCATCCCGGAACAGGAACTGCCGGCGGGTGAAGCCGCGGGCCTGAGCGACTGATGAACCGGGGCGAGCTGCAGCCGCCTTGCGGCTCGCCCCACTGAGGAGAACACATATGTCAAACCCATACGAACCGACGTTCATGGCTGAAGCCTATGACTTGCTGGTCAAGAGCCTGAAAGACCAACTAAGAGAGGCATGGAAAGCAGTAGACGAAGAAGCCTGCAAGCAGGTCACAACATGGGATGTAATTTTCCCTTTTGTTCTGGAGCACTGCGGGCGCGACAAGTTGCTTGAGCTTGGCAAGCTGATTGGTGAAGCGGTTGAAAAGGAGCACGGGGTAGACGAAGGCATTGAAGAAGTTGTCGCAGGCTATACCAACTAACCCAACCACAGGAGTAATACCCGTGACCGCACTTGTTCCCGTAGACCAAATCGAGCGCATGGCGCTTGCGGTCGCCAAGTCCGGCCTGTTCGGCGTCAAGACGCCCGACCAAGCCATGGCCCTCATGCTGGTGGCGCAGGCCGAGGGCATGCATCCTGCTATCGCCGCGCGTGACTACCACGTCATTAACGGCCGCCCCACGCTGCGCGCTGACGCCATGCTGGCGCGGTTCCAGCAAGCCGGCGGCAAGGTGGAATGGGGCGAGTACACCGACCAGCGCGTGGTGGGCACGTTCTCGCACCCGCAGGGCGGCAGCGTCCGCATTGAGTGGACGACCAAGATGGCTCAGGACGCGGGCCTGACGCGCAACCCGACGTGGAAATCCTACCCACGCCAGATGCTGCGGGCGCGGTGCATCAGCGAAGGCATCCGCACCATCTACCCCGGCGTGGCCATCGGCACCTACACGCCCGAGGAGGCCGAGGACATGGCCCCACGCCCCGCCCGCGACATGGGCGCCGTTGAAGAGGTAACCCCGCCGCCGCCCCCGCCGGCAGTGGACGTGGAGGCTCTGGTGCGCGACATCGATGGCGCCGCCACGTTGGAGTTCTTGGAGTTGCTGCGCCCGCAGATGCGCCAGGTGCCGAAGGGTCCGGACCGCGACCGCGTGGTGGCCGCCGTGCAGCGCCGCGCGGAAGAGATCCGCGCCGAGCAGGCGCCTGCGCCCGAGGCGGAAGGGGGTGCGTTGTGAGCGCCGCCAGCCAACCCCCCGATCAGCACCTGATCACACCCGCGCAACTTGCCATCCGCTGGGGCCTGAGCCTGCACACGCTCAGTCAGTGGCGGGCCAATAACAGCGGGCCGGCTTACCTGCGCCTCGGTGACGGCGAGCGGCCGCGCATCAGGTATCGGCTGGTGGACGTGCAGGAATACGAGCGCCGGCAACTGGAGAACCGGCAGTAATACGTAATACACGGCACGGCGAGGCAGGGCACGGCACGGCCAGGCGAGGCAGGGCATGGCACGGCTCGGCAACGCACGGCATGGCAGGGCGAGGTACATGGCACGGCGTGGCGTGGCCAGGCATGGCGCAGCCAGGCACGGCGAGGCAAGGTACGCGGCTTGGCAAGGCCCGGCGTGGCGTGGCAAGGCACGGCAAGGCAAGGTACATGGCTTGGCAGGGCAAGGCTCGGCAGGGCAAGGCTTGGCGCGGCAAGGCAGGGCAATTTCTGCCCGAATTTGAGTGTTTTTCAACCAATGGAGTACAGTGATGAAACTGATCGACATCGAAATTCGCGGCATTCAACCGCTTCTCATGCACCGTTTTGCGGAGGACGCGGAGACGGCCAGCAGCAGCAAGGCGCGCGGCATCGTGCAGGACAGGGGCACGCCCCGCGAACAGGCCGAGAAGGTTGCCTACCGGCATCCTGACGGCACGTTCTACATCTCGGCGTTCGCCATTCCCAACGCTATCGGCGCGGCCGGCGCGAGCTACAAGATGCCCGGTTCGCGCAAAAGCATGCGGTTCATTGTGCCCAGCGCAATCCGCATCTTTGAGCCCACCATCACGGTGATGAACGGCGCAGGCCCTGCCAAGGATTTCGAGGTGGACTCGCGCCCGGTGACGATCCCCGCCACCAAAGGCCGCGTCATGCGCCACCGCCCGCGCTTTGACTGCTGGGGCCTGCAGTTCAGCATCGGTGTGGACGACACGTTGATGAAAGTCAGCGACGCGCAGATGCTGCTGGAGCAGGCCGGCCTGAGCATTGGCATCGGGGATTTTCGTCCTGAGAAGCGCGGCCCGTTTGGCACGTTCCGCGTGACCCGTTTTGAGGAGCTCGCAGAATGAGCGCCGCCCGCGAATTCCTCGCGGGCCTGTTCCGCCCCGCGTCGCCCGAGGTTCTGGCAGCGCGTGAGCTGGACGAGGCCCGCCGGCAGTTGCTGGCCGCAGAGTCCGCTGCGGAATACGCGGACGCGATGTGCGCTTACCACCGTTCGCGGATTGAGCGGTTGCAGCGGTATTTGAAAGGAGAGCAGGAATGAAAGACACCGGAGGACCGGCGTTTCCCGTGAAGACGGCGATGCTCGATTGCACGCAGACCGGCATGACCCTGCGCGACTACTTTGCGGCGAAGGTGATGGAAGGGATTTGGACAAACAGTGAGATTCTTGCGACTTTGAAACGCGGGCAAGAGTCGAAAGAAATTGCTATGTTAGCCTATGAGCAGGCCGACGCCATGCTGAAAGCGAGGCAACCATGACCACCGAAGACAAAATCCGCCGAGTGCTGCACCCCGAGGCGCACGAACCCATGCCGTACAACCCGCGCCTGGGGGTGGGCTGGGACCAGCAGGGCAGGCATCCGCAGGCTGCGGAGCCGTGCGTCGATCTTGATGAACTGGGCGTGCGGTTGCCCGAGCCCGATCCGTGGTGGCCCTACATCCTGGGCGCAGTGGCGGGACTGCTGGCGCTGGTGCTGGTGTTTGCGCCGTTGGGGAGGTGAGATGAAACTCACACCATGGTTCCCCGGCAGCGTCAAGCCGGTGCGGGTTGGCGTGTACGAGCGAGAGTACGGAAACGGCTGGCATAGCTACAACTACTGGAACGGCAAGGCATGGTCCAGCCCAAGCCCGGTTCCCAAAGGAGCTGAGATTTTCAAATCCTTTCGCAGTGCGTACCAAAACGTCCGTTGGCGCGGGGTGATGAAATGAACGACCTACGAACCGCCGCCGCCATCCGCGCCCGCACCCCATGAAATGCCCCATCTGCAGCACCTGGGCCATCAGGCTGGAAACGCGCAGCAATGCTACGCACAACACCGTTCGCCGCCGCTACGAATGCGGCTACACGCACCGATTCAGCAGCGTCGAGCGCGTGGTGGCGTCCGTCAGTACGACCAGATCGTCGGCTCCTGCCGCAGATCAAGGTGCAGAAACCGACCCGCACCCTTCTGCTGGACGCCGATCCCCGTGAACCCGAGCCCGAGCGCCAGGCGCAGCAGATCGACGGCATCGCCGTCCTGCACCCCGAGGTCTGCCGCCAGGCCTGTGGCGTGCATCCCGGGGTGCGCCTTGGCCTTCTCGATGGGGTGGTCGGGGCACCGATAGCCGCTGCTCACGCGCAAGGGCTTGCCGTACTGGTGACGCAGCGCCTGCAGCTTCTCCATGAACTCGGGCTGCATCTGCTGCCGGCCGCAGTGGCGGCAGCGGAATTCGGCCTCGGTGAAGTTGGGGTAGCGCGACCAGTCCATGCCGCTCAGCCTTTTACTGCTGCTTGCGCTTATCCCACACCGACCAGCCCACGCCCGCCGCGGCCGCAGCGCCGCCCACGATGGCGTTCACGGTGTCGCCGTCCACGCCCCACTTGACGGCAAAGCCGCCGGCAATCGCCGTCAGGATGTGACGCACCAGCGCCTGAATGATCATCGCGTTCATTGGGTACTCCTACAGGGGCCGTGGTTCCTTGAAGGCCGACGCGGGCACGGCCCAACAGCCCCCGTCAAACCACGCTATCGTAACCCGGCCGTCAGGGCGCAGCGTCCAGCAGCCAGACAGGCGCTCGCGGCCCTTGTACAGCAACGCCCACAGCGCACCCCGCTGGCACGGGCCAGCCTCGTCGTGCAGTTCAAGGCGCTCGTCATTTGCCACGATTTCCGCCACCACAGCGGCCTGCGCCGGCAGCGCCAGCAGCAGAGCCAGTGTGGCGGCTCGGGTCACTTGCTGCCCCAGTGCGTAGCCACCCACGACACGGCACCGCCCAGCATGGATGCCATGGTCATGCCGGCCCACAGGCCGCCCTTGGACTTGTTGGCCATCTCCAGCAGCGTGCGAATGTCAGTCTGCATGGCCGTCACTTGGTTGCGTAGCGACGTGACCTCGGCTTCCAAGCGGCCGAATTCTCGGGGGTCGATCTCGGTCATGGTACTGCAAGGGCGTTGGTGGATTCTGGGGCTAGGGCATTTGCGCCCTGCCGGGAGATTTCGCCGATGGCGGGGGCAATAGCCGCGCGAGCGGGAGCCGACCAAGTGTTGGGACTGGTGACGATGTTCAGCAACTTCTGTCGCTCCGCTGCCGGCAGGCCGTTGAGCAGGTCAAGCATGCTCTGGTTGGACTCGGCGGCTTTGCGCACCATGTCAATGGTTTTCTTGTTGACGCGCTTTTCAACGTCAGCAAGGCGCATGTTGGTTGCTGTGATTGCCGGGCTAAACCAGTTTGGCAAGCGCAACTTGGCGCGATTGGCCTCCATGATTTGCGCAAGCTCTGCCGCGCCGCCGCCTGCCTTTTCTGCCGCCAGCTTGTCCATTTCCACGCGCTTGGCGATTTTGTCAAGCGTCGGCATCTCTGCCGCCATCTCCTTGAAGATGCTGTAGCGTCCGGGGCCGAAGATTGCTTCAACGGCCTCCTCTTTGTCGCCGCGCACAAGTTTGACGTAATCCTGCGGATCGCCCTTGAACATGGCCAGCGCCTGCGCCGCCATCTGCTTGCGAGCGATGACGTCCATGCCTTTGCTGTACGTGTCAAGATATTGCCGCCAGCCGGTGCCGCCAGCCTTTTCAATGGCGTCGTCAATCAGCGGCCTCAGGCGCTCCAGCACGGCTGCGGTGACTTTGGCGCCGGCCTTGGGGTCGTCCTGTTTGACCACATCCCGCACGCGCTGGGCAATGCCTTCTTTGCGGATGGTGTACAAATCATGCGCGTCAATCGTGCCGCCGCCCTTTTGCGCAAGATCGGCCAAATCCTGCTTCAGCAACGTCATTACCCGCGTCACGTCATTGCTGGCCCGCAGGCCAGGCGTCGTAAGCGCGGAGTCAATAGAATTGACAAGCGGAGAAACATCCAGCGGACGCAGGCCGTAGGACTCCAAGCTGCCAATCTGGCGATTGATGAAATCTTGCTCGGCGCGGCGCTGACGTGCAATATCGGCAAAAAGGTTGGACGCTTCTTGCTGCTGAGACGCTGCCGCAGCCTGAGTGCGCGCCGTTTGACGCGCGCTGATGGCAGGAATTTGGCCTGGGGCAACGCGCTGCAGTTGCTGCACGGCCGCCTCCGTACGTTGCGCCGCCTCGGTGCCGGTGCGGCCCGCATCCTGCAGCGCCGACACCATTGACGCCTGCTTCTGCGTCGCCCTCGGAACCAGCGCATTCATCACTCGCTGCGCCTCGTTGGCAGCAGCAAGCTCTGTTTGCATCATCGGCATTGTGCGGGCCGTCAGCTCCGCTCTGCCAGCCTCCGCCGTTTCCCTTGCCGCGGTCGCTGACGTTCCGCCGGCCAGTTGCCCCAGTTGCGCCTGAGACAGTGCCTTTTGCCGGCGGGCAACGTCGGCGGCAAAGTCCGTGGGCTCAAAGGCCAACAACGCCTGCCACGCCTGCCGGGGCGATTCTGCCGTGACTTGGGCCGGCGTCATGTCTGGCGCAGCGGCACCAAGAGCGGCGCGGATGTTCTGGATTTCGGGGCCGGCGGCTTGCTGGGCAATGCCTACCGCCTTGCGTTCTGGAATGGATCGCAGCAAATCAAGGCCGCGAGCGCCGGCACGCACAACGGAGCCCAATCCGCGGCCGATGATTTCGCCTTTGGCGGCCTCTTCCGTTGCGCCCAAAACATCCGGGCGTTGGCCTTGCAACAACTCGGCCCCAGTGCGGGCGCCCGTGAAGCCCGTAATGCCGCCAATAAGAGCGCCTGCCGCAGCGGGCACAGGCCCCGCCGGGGCCAAAGACGAGGCCCCGCGCAAAGCGCCGCCAGCGCCCGCAACCATCTCTGCTGACGGCTGAGCCACCCGCGCTATGGTCTGGAGGTTTTGTTGCGCCCCCCGCAGAAGCTGCCGGCCCAACGGCACCTCCGCGACCGGCGGAGCGGGATACGGCCCCGCGCCAGGGATTTGCCCCGGGGGCGCTGCGGGCGCGGTTTGCTGGGGCGCCACAATCTGGCGGGCATAGGTTGCCAAGTCGGAATCCGACAACGGACGTGCGGATTCAATGTCGTAGGTCTTGCCGCCGATTTCGAGCGTGTACTTGGGCATCACGGCCTCTCGGTCACAAAGACTCCGGGGGCGATTTCTCGGCGAGCGCCGCCAGTGCGGGCTGGCGCAGGCGCTGCGGCTCCCGGGCGCGTTGCGGTCGCCGGTGCCGGCGCCGGTGCTGGTGCTGGCGCCTCAGAGCCAGACAACACAAACTGATCTTTGCGCGCCCTCATAATCCGCACAATTTCCATTGCGGCGTCGCGCCTGATTTTGTTCGGGATGTTGGGGTTGGCAATTTGACCGGCGGCGTCTTTATAAGACTGTGTGTCCTTGTCGGATTGCGGGCCCTCAAACCGAGGAACCATTTTGAGAACCATGTCAGCAATCGGCTGCAGGCGACCAATGGCCACGGCTCCTGGCGTCGCAACACCAACAAATCCCGCGGCGACATCAGTTGCCGCTCCAACGCCGCTTCCAGTTGACTTGTCGATCAGGCCGCCAGGTTTTGCGGCATTTTCCAATTCGCGGATGGTGCGATCAAGTTCGATGATTGTTTGCCCGCGCTGAAATTCCGTTTTTTCGGCAAAAGCTGACGGCCTTGGCGGGGGCTGCCTTGCTTCTGCCTGCCGACGCAACGTTTCCGGATCGGCCCGGCCGCCGGGAATTGGCTCAAGCGTGCCGTCTGGACGGCGCCTGTAGCCCTGTTGCGTAAGAATGCGGTCGGTTTGGTCCGTGGTCAGCCTTGCGGGCACAGCAGGTACAGGCGCCTCTGCCGCAGCAGGCATATCAACGTACGCCCCGGTTTGTGTGTCAAACATGCGCCCTTGGCCCGCAGAAATGTACCTCTGGGCGCCAGTGCGCTCTTTGAACCGCTCCGCAGGCGCCAGCACCTGAGTCCGCAGCCATTCGCCAAACTGCGCGGGATCATCCGGCACGCCGGCCATGGCCTGCTCGGGAGTAGTGAAGCGCCCAATGGCCTTGGACACCAACGGATCTTGGAACCCCAGCGCCAACACGCCGCGGGCCTGTTGCGCATTTTGAGTGCGGCCGAGGGCGCTCATAAATTGCCCCATGGCGGCCTCAACTTCTTTTTGCTGCACGCCCCGCGTTTGCGCCGCAACCTGCTGGCCGTATTGGATCTGCTGCATTGCCCGCGCACCGGGTGCGCCAAACTGAGCCAGCCCTTCAGGGGCTCCACCGCCGCGCACGTACTCAGCAAGCGCGTTCTCCTGCTCGCGGGACGCCCGCGCTGCCTGCAGCGCCTCCATCTGATTCGCCGCCTGCGCCGCCTGCAGCAGCATATTCACCCTGTCGGGCGACTTGAACTGGATGGGCTGGAACGTAGCCTGGCGGATGATGCTGGTGTCGAGTGGCATATCAGCCTCCAACGCGGCCGAAGATGTCGCGGAACAGTTGCTCTTGCTGCCTGCCGCGAGTGTAATCGCCAACGGCGCCCGCGACGCCTGCCAGCGCGTTCCCGTAGGACGACATGCGCCCGATGCGCCCTTGCGCCAACGCGTTCGCCTGCTGCAGCCCCAGTTCGCCCGCCTGTGAGGCATAGTTCTGCCCCGCAGTGCCCGCTTGCGTCGTGGCCGTCTGCCCCAGCCCTGCGATGTTCGCCAGCCGGTTGTAGGCGTTCCCGTACTCCTGCGAGGCCAGATCCTGCGCGTACCGCTGGCCCGCCTTCAGCGCCCCGCCAGACAGCATGTTGCCCCGGGCGGCCTGCACGCGCTCCAGCGCCTTCATGCCCTCCCCCAGACGGAATGCGTAGCCGGGCTCGGGGAGGACTTCGCCGCGGGTGAGCTTGCCGAGGGCGTTGACGCCGGCCTCGTAGTAGGGCTTGCCAAGCTCCAGCGACTTCTCGTACATCTCCCGCTGAAGCTGCAGAGCCCTATCCGCCGCCGCCGCCTGCGTCTCTGCGGCTTTTTCTGCGGCGTTTGCCCCGGCGATCCCGCCCACCACGTTGCTCACGCCGCTGACGATGGCCGCGCCTGCGGGGCTGGCCACGAAGTCGATGGCTTTGTCGAGGTAGGGAATGCCGGTGAGGCCGGGTTTGGCGCCCGCGCCGGCCACCACGGCTCCGGTGGCCATGAGTTCGCGGGCGGTGGGAGAAATGCCCGCGGCCTCAAGCCCGCCCGGCACCATGCCCTCCATGACGCCGGCAGCGGGTGCGGCAGCGGGGGTTATTGCATTCACTGCCGCCGCAGCCGGGGCAAGCGCGTTGCCTGCCGCCGCAAACTGGCCGCCCCCCATGACGCCCGGCACCAGATCGGACGAACCGCCGGCCAAGTCCATGGCTCGCTGGGCAAGCTGGGGATTGGCCTGCAACTGCGCCAATTCGTTCAGTTGCATGGCGTTTGCCGCATCGGTCAACTGCGCGGCAGGGGTCGTCACGTTGGTGACGGCGCTTTCCAATGGGGCGAAGTTTGCCGTTTCCAGCGCCGGGGGCTGGCTGACTTGGCCCAACACATCGCCAAGCCCGCGCCCAATGTCGGCCGCCGTCATTGCCGCAGTGGGGAGCGAGGCAATCGTCTGTCCCGTGGCGGCGTTGATGATGTTGCCGGACAGGCCCACGCCTTCCATGGCGCCGAGGCCGGCACCGGACAGGGCGTTTGCCCCTGCGCCAGCGCCGCCCATGAGCGAATTGAACCCGCCCATGCCGAAAGCAATGCCCACGGCCGGCAGGACGAATTCCTTGAAGAAGTCGCCGAAGCCGCTGACCTTGACGGTCCGCTGGTTCGTTACTTCGCCAGTGGGCAAGCGGAAACCAATGGTCTGCCGGTCCTTGTTGATCTGGCTGGCATCGGTGACGAAATCGTAGCCCTCGGCCCGCTTTGACTGAATCCAGTTTAGGAACTCGGGCGAGTAGTCCTCCATGACGTTGCCGTCAGGGCCGATGTACTGCGCCCTAAGCGGCCCGGTCCACCCGAGTTGCGAGGCCACCGCCTCCCAGTTCTGCGGGCTCTGCAGCCCCGCGATCTGCGAGTCATACGGCCCCGCAACCGCACCGCTCTCGTCAACAGTGCCAGAGAACTGCGAGAAAAACGGGTCACTCGCGGAAAGCCATTGCTGTGCCATGATTCACCTCACCCAATCCGCCAGTTTGTACCGTCGCTGAACACCGGCACGACGTTCGCGCCGCCGCCAGCCACGATCGAGTGAAACGTGGTTGCGTTGGCATCCGTCACCACGGCCCGGGCGCCTGCTCCGGCAGTGCCTGCGGCCACCAGTGCGGCCACCGTCTGCGTGCCGTTGTTGATCCACTTCAAGCCGACAGTCATCGTCAGGCCTGGCGCGCGCATTGAGGTCACGCTGCTATTGCCGATGGTGACTTCGTTGCTGACGGTGGCGCCAGAGACGTCGGCGTCGTAGCCAATGACCGTGTTGTTTGACCCCGTGGTCAACGAGTTGCCGGCAGCGTAGCCCACGGCGGTGTTGTTCGACCCCGTAGCCAGCAGCAGCGCGTCAGCGCCCACGCCCGTGTTGCCGCCGTTGGTGGTGGCCGCGTTGATGGCCCGGTATCCCAGGCCCGTGCTGTAGTTGCTGGTGCTGACGGCCGACAGTGCATCGTAGCCCACGGCGGTGTTGTAATCCCCGCCCGTGTTGGCATCCAGCGCCTGCGAGCCGAGGGCGGTGTTCTGCACGCCATCGGTGTTGGCAGTCAGCGCGTTGTACCCAACCGCCGTGTTGTTGGCCCCCGTGGTGTTGCTGTCCAGCGCCGTATCACCCACGGCAATGTTGGTGGCCACGCCGCTGCCGCCCAGACCCACGGCGACGCCGACCTCCTTGGACAGATCAAACGACGCGAAGATGTTGTCGTCGGTCTTGATCGTGACGCCGAGAGCCGTTTCCAGCACGAACTTGTACGACGAACCT